ATTCTTACCTAACACCCTGTCTATATCTGTGGATACTTCATTGGCTTGTGATGATAAGGTTTTATCAGAGTAAGCAGAGACAGCAGCATTAGGAAACCATTTAAAGCGTCGCGATAAAGCCTGATAACCACAAATACATGCTTCAGTACCGCATGAATGAGAAACTACCCAGTCACTCATCTCAAGAGTATTACTTTCTACTTCCTTTGCTTTCCTAATTGTTCTAATTAATTCATTTAGCATTGGTAAAGCTAGGCTTAAATCTATATCGCTTGGTTTCATATCTTTGGTATCCTTTGGTTTCATTGGTTTATTAGTTAAACACTGGTTAAATCACTGGTTAAAAATAACCTCATTAAATAACCCAAGAAACCACTGTTGATTAATGGTTCTCAGGCTATCGGATGAATTTACTTTGATTTACTGGGTTACTGGGGTTAACTAAGGTTTACCTATATACACCTTCTTACTGTTCCCTAGTCCATCATTCATGTGAGCAGTGCTAGTGCCTTTGTTTTTGTGCATAGAGGGGCGTAAACTATCATTAAAAGTATGTGATTCGAATACTTTAACAAAGGTATCGGATGGTTTAGCAGGTCGTAATGACTTTGTTTTAAGTGTGTTTTGCATGTTAAATATCCTTGGGTTACTGGGGGTTAACTAAGGTTAACTAAATGTGGTTTTATTCATCCAGACCACAAACTGGAACATCCTATCATTGTGTTAGCTATTTACTCGCTAAACAGGCGCAAACTGTATGCTATATCCCTCGATTACAATAGTTAACACAGGGAACAAGCCGACTTGTGATGTTAACTAAGGTTTACTTTACTTTACTTTGGTTTACCTAGGGTTTAGAAACTTGGCTCAACATCACCATTAGCAAGTGCTTTGCCTGCTAACTTTTCAGCAAGTCTTTTATCAAATTCTGCACTAGTGGCTACACGTGCTCCGCCTAGGGCTCTTATTGATGTAAGCATTGAAATCATGTGTTCCACTGAATTACCGTTCTCTATCTGCTTAACAAAGTACTTATTAAGTTTGGAATCTTCCTTAGCTTGTAATTGTTCAGGGGTTTCTTTTTCCTTAGCCATTTCTTTGATTAGTTCGTTAGTGGTTTCAACCAAGTTAATAGCAGCAAGGAATTCCTCGAACGTGGTAACACTTAATTCAACGTTAAGCTTAGTTCGTAAGCTAGCAGCCTTTGTTTTGTTGAATACCCATTTTTTACCAACATTATCAAAGGTCGCAGGGATAAAGCTCTTATACGTCTTATCCAGTGTATCAACTATCTTGACCGTAGCATTATCAAGATTACTGATATCACCCTGTACAATGCCGTAGTAAGCCATTGAAAGTGTGTCAGCCGTGGTCTGTTCTATAAGAGTGGAGCGGCGTTTATTGTTAGCTAATAAATCTTTCTTGGAAGTAAGAGAAAGGGTGATTTTGTTTATTGCATTAGTTGGTGTAGTCATGATTTGTTATCCTTTGGTGTTTTATGTAACCTAGCGTAATTGCCAGTTATCATTTGTTTACTTAATACGTGTTTAATTAACATATGTACCCTTAGAAACCTTAGAAACATTAGTTTCACAGGGTAAAGGTACAAATCTTAATCATCTTATCTCTGAAGAGAATGAATCGAAAGTATGCAAAAGTGCTGCTCTCGTAGTCTCTCAAACGTTTATGAGATAAAACAACGTGTTTAATAGTGGGTTATGTTGCTAATCATTATACCGATTGACCGGAGTAGCACTATTAAACTTAATACCAAATTGTATGAATTAAAGAGTTGTTAACCCTTGTATCATCGGATATTTATAGCACAAATGCGAACACCTATACTTCAATCCTAACGTACTATCTCGAATTCCATTAAACAGTGTTTAATCCTGCGACCCTCGTAAAAGAATCATTAAACATAGCGCGGGTTATACCACGTTAAAACTATCAAGTTAGCAACAAGCTTTACGTCATGCTAGACGGATACTGTTATCAGTATATCAAACTGCTAAGAGTAGCGACTTCCCAAACTAGGGGGCTTTCTCAGTACTTAATTTACTACCTAGGTAAACCTATGTATTTGGGAGTCTAGTAGTAGCCTCTGATAGTAAGGGATTTTAGCCTTAAAACCGTTGCCTATTTTCATCCAACCCGCTACAAACCTGTGAACCTGTGTTACGGACTAACCTTAACACCTTAGTAATACCGATGTAAAGCCCTAATTACTAATTAACTTTAATATTACCTAAGTAACCCTAAGTAATATTAAAGCTAACTATCTAGCCAGCATTGTCTCATAATGTGCGGTAACTTCCTCTTCAGTTCTCATGAAACCTGTGATACTAACGATATCAACATTATCGAACTTAGATGTATTTTGTAATTCCTGTAAAGCAATGAATGAAGGTTGATTGTATCTAGTTGTGAGGTTGCGGCTACGTTGTGTCATGTTGTTTAATTCCGTTGTTTGCTTCAGTGAGGGTATGATTACATAGGTAAATTCAGAGTGCAACCATTCATTTGCAATTAGTTGCAATTAGTTCAAATAGGGTTCACAGGGTTACAAAGGTTAACTATAGATAAACCGCGTACACGCGTAACACAAGTTAACCGAGGTCACAAGGGTTAAATTCAACTATTGTTAAATTACTGCAATATCTCAAATAGTCGAAAATGCCGCTATGGTACGCTGTAAGGATATGCAATAGGCAGCATTGCAAGTGCTTCAATAGTGCCCCTAAAACGCGTCACAAGCGCCCTAGGTAGCTTAAAATTGATGTGATTACGTGGAACACTGCATAAATAGTGAATAGGGCCAACGGTAGAATGCGGGTTACAGACGTGTTTTGCATAAGTATGTGCATAAAGCCCCGTGGAACATATCAGTAAACGTAGATTAAACTGGGGGTTTAACGATTCCATGGGTTCCCAGGTTCCATAGGTTCCATAGGTTCCCAGGGTTCACCAGTGTAAAGATAACGTTACAGTGAATAAGGAGTGGCTGCACTTACTAGACTGGTGAGTCCATTAATTAAATAAGTTTACCTAGGGTTCCGAGTGTGGCGCAAAATGACCCCTAGGTTTACCTCAGTTTTAAACCACATACACTGACGGTAACATTAGTACCCTAGGTAACATTAGTACCCTAGGTAACATTAGTACCCTAGGTAACATTAGTACCCTAGGTAACATTAGTACCCTAGGTAACATTAGTACCCTAGGTTTACCTCAGTTTTAGACCACGTACATCGACGGTAACATTAGTACCTAGGTAACATTAGTACCCTAGGTAAACCACTGCGCACAAATGCTTAAAGCCAGTGTTTACGCGGGTTTCATGGGTTTCACGGGTTTCATGGGTTTCACGGGTTTCACGGGTTTCACGGGTTTCACGGGTTTCATGGTTTTCGAAGGGACACCCGGGGTGCCAATGTTGACGTTAGCCCAGCGCCCTCGGAAACTAAAGTTCACTTCACCCACTTACAGGATACCCTGCGATACCAAGGGATACCGAGGGATACCAAGGATACCGAGGGATACCAAGGACCCCATGAAACCGGCGAATTAATAGGTATTGCGATATGTATACATAGGTTAACACTAGTCCCCAAGTAATTATCTTAGAAATAACTGTCCGATTAGCAGGGTAAACTCGTTTGTTAATAACATAGGTACAACAAAGGTTCAAACTAAAGATAACTTACTAACTACCTTCCAACTTACCTCTTAACTCTTCTTATTACTAGAAGGTAGAACTAGAAGGTAAGTACTTAGTTAACACCTCGGTGAACATATGTTATAGGTAAGGTTTACCTTAGTAACAATTGTTCCCTAGGTTGTATGTGCGCCGCTTATTTACCTAGGTTCCCTATTACTATCTTGACAGTATAACTAATACCTGCTATGATGGGTCCATACTAAACAATACCTAGGTAAACTAATGTTAAAAGAATTACCCCCAAGCACCATAGTACTCCCAATAGAAGAACTACTACGAGCTGCTTCAGAATGTGTTAATAACCTGCTTCCTAAAGCTAACCCCAACGCCTCCCTTCACAACATAGACGATATGCTTACTAATGAAGATATCATAATGTCTATATGTGAGAAAGTATTAGCAGCGAAACCCGAGTACCTAACGTATCGCTATGTTAAGATGGCAACCGCTAGTATCTTCTCTGATTTATATAGAAAAGGAAGAATAGTAGTAAAGGACCTTAAGCCTTTGGTTAACCCTGAAGATGGTTCTACCTCTGATAGAGAATCCTTAATTGAAGGAGATTCCTCCGATCACCTAAGAGATTTGGAACTTCTCCTGTTTACTGAGTTAAGCGATGAAACATTCAGCTTCTACTTACTAATTAACAGTGATGCTACTAATGAGGCTATCGCTAAGGAACTAGGGATGGACGAACGTACCCTAAGAAGACTTAAAGTTAAACTTCGTAGTTCTATAAATAGAATTCTAGGAAAAATATAATGAGTAAAACCACAGCACCCACTGTACTCACGGCAAAACATGAGTTATTCATGGAGTTACTTGAAGAAGGGGACCCCATAGCAGTGATAGCAGATAAACTTGAATGTAGTAGGACCTACGCTTATAGGTTAGGTAAGCAGTTAAAGGATGAAATACTAGAAAGGCAACGTGATAGACTTGTTCTAGGCACAGTTAAAGCTGTGAATACTATGGTTGATATGATGTCTGCTGATGCTAACACCGAGAAAGGTGAGTTAAGGCTAAAAGCGAGTGCTGATATCATGGATAGAGCAGGCCTAACACGTCATACTGCTGTGGATGTGCAGATTGAGAGTACTAATGGTATATTCCTGCTACCCGGTAAAAGTATAGTACCTACTCAGGAGGCCTTAGAAGCTTCCTACGAGGATATAACCCCAGAGACCTAGGGTAACTTAGGTTTAACCACAGGAACACCTCTATGAACCTCCTAGAGACTCTCAAGACCTATGGCAACCCTAAATTAGGTTACCCTAGTGAACATGTGTTAGAAAAGATGTATGAATTGAATAAGGATCTAGATAGTGATCTAAGAATGCTATTGTTTAACCCAGTACGTTCTATTAAACACCCCTTAGCACATGAACCCACGGATACTAAAGGATTCTATTTACCTATACTAGAGAAATATGTTCCTTATATTCAAGCAATGATAGCTAACAGGTATACTAAAACGACCACTGTTAAACAGAGCGTGGTTAATCTAGAAAGCCTAGGTTATGTCGTTAGTTCCCAAGGTCAGCTTAACAACATATGGAATCGTGCTGAGACTAAGTTAAACCTTAAAGATAAACGTAAAGCAGAAACAGTACGTGCAGATAAACAGAGAGCTATTAATGAAGCCAATGGGAGGAAGAGAAGTTCTAATTTTACTGAGGCACAGAATAAACAGTTAGCAGAAGCCAGAAAGGTAGCCAATGGTCGCAGGGATGTTAAGACCGCAACTAAAGAACTAGAACTTAGTCGCAGACGTTTAGCCAAGATAGCTGCTAAGACTAGTAAACCCTCGGAAGTAATTGCTGATTTACGTACCAAAAGTAAAAGTAAGATAGCCTCATCTGTTTCAGAACACGTAGCAGAGATTAAAGCTCAGAATAAGAAAGTACTATATGAACCCACACCAAAGCAAGCTGAGTTTCATTCTGCGGGGGAGGATATAGTATTGTATGGAGGTGCGGCGGGCGGCGGTAAAAGTTACGCCATGCTTATAGATGTTCTTAGGTACTGTCAGTATGAAGATTATAGGGGACTCCTAATTAGACGTACGTCTCCCATGCTTAAAGAACTGATAGGCGTTAGTAGAACATTATACCCCAAAGCTTTTCCCGGAGCTAACTACAACAAATCAGAGAACGTCTGGTACTTTCCTTCAGGGGCTACCATACAGTTCGGTTACTTAGATAGAGCCGAAGATCTAGAAAACTACCAAGGACTTCCCTATGCTTACATCGGATTTGATGAGATTCAGCACCAAAGGAGCGATGAAGGTTTCGTGTTTCTTAAATCAAGACTTCGTTCAGCTAATCCTAATATTGATTGCTACATAAGAGCATCAGCTAACCCGGGTGGTGCGCCTTGGGTTAAAGAGACCTTTATTGACCCTGCTGAACCTAATACTACTTTCTACGCAGATGGTCTCTCTTATAGATTTATACCTGCGAAACTAGAGGATAACCCTCACCTAGATACACCTAAAGAAGGACAAACGATATCTCCTTACCGTAAGATGCTCATGGCTTTGCCTGAGGTCAAACGTAAACAGATGTTGGAAGGTGATTGGATGGTTGGGGATGACAATATGTTCACCTTCAGTACTCACGTACATGTTACTGATGAGATGCCTCCTATGCATTGGTCTGTTATAAACAGTCTGGATTATGGTTTTAAAGACCCTGCTTGTAGTCTTTGGGGTCAAATATGCCCTACCACAGGTTTACTATTTGTATACCAAGAGTTAGAGTGTTTACATCATGTTCACGAGAAGTGGGCAATAGCTGTTAAGGAAGCTGAAGGGTTTTTACCTCAAGGGGTTTCTAGGGTTATCGATCACTCAGTGTTTAATAACACAGGACACACAGGTCCCGGGGTTCGAGAGATAATAGCGAAACAAGGGTTAGTACCTAAACCCGCTGATAGGAACCGTGAGGCAGGATGGAACCAAATACACAATAGATTACTGGTCGACCCAGACACAGGTCTCACGGGTATTCTTATCCATAGCTCCTGTGTTCTACTTATCGACCAATTAGCTTCTGCTAGACGTAATGATAAGAAGCCTGATGATATCGATGAGAAACGTATAAAAACCAAGGGTCGTATGCATCATTGGGATATGTTAGATTGCTTACGTTATATGTGTAGTTCTCGTCCTTCTCATCTTACTATTGCTGAAAGAAACATGAGGTATAAAACCTCCGCACAAGAAGATAAAAGATACCAAGGCTACTTCAGTTAGCTTGTACTAAATAGGGATTCCCTGATACCTGCGGAATCCCGTCTTTCCCGTTTTTCCCCTGAGCGCAATGCTCCTTACTTTAACTAATATAAGGAGTTCTTAATGGACACTAAAACCAGTAAATCACTAATAACAAAACCGAAGAAGAAAGAAGAAGAGAATAACCCTTTTGCAAATCAAGTACAACCCGAGGAATCCCAAGTACAACCCACAGTAGATGGGAGTAAGGTATCCCCGGAAGAAGAACTACAACAGATGATGTCTCCCCTAGTAGCTCGTATTAAGGGAAACTTGGAAGAAGCAGAGAATGCTCGTATCAATGTTGAAGCTCAATGGTTAAAGAATATAAAAGCATATCGTGCTGAGGATGATATCTCTGGTGATAAGAACCAAGGTCAATCTTTATTCCGTGAATCAGAAATACACAAACCTTACATAAGAACAACTACTGTAAAGACCCGTGCTGCTTACTCGCAGATTATGGAGTCCTTAATGCAGAACTCACGTTTCCCTCTAATGATTGAACCAACCCCTGTTCCTGATGGAGTTCCTTCAGTTGTAACGAATGCCCCGGGAAACCAGAGTGGTCCTGAAGAAGGACAAGAGGTTCCTGAGGGACCTTCTCAAGGAGATTCCCAAGAAGACTTTGGTTTAGGTTTTGAAGGTGATGGTAGGGAACTAGAACCCGGCTCTGGTATGGATTCTCTCTCTTGGAAAAAGTCAGACCCTCTATATGCTAGTATGAATGAAGGACATGATAAGAGTGATGGTACTCAGTTCTCTCAGATGTCTCCTAGTGGTAGAGCAGCAGAGCAGATGACTAAGGTTATACTGGATCAGCTGGAAGAAAGCAACGCACATAAAGAACTTAGGTCTTCTGTGTTTGAAGCCTGCTTGTTGGGTACTGGTATCATGAAGGGTGTATTTACTGAGAAGAAAGTATTACCTAAATGGACAGAAGGAAAGTATACCCCTGAAACTAAGAAGTTTCCTAAGATACATGCTATCTCTTGCTGGGATTTATATATTGACCCTAATGCTATGCAATTTGATGATGCTGAATGGGTAATAGAAAGACACCGTATGACTGCTAAACAACTTAGAGACCTTAAGGCTAGGGAACTATTCAAGGCAGATGTAATTGATAAGTGTATTGTTTCAGGTAGTAACTACGTAGACAGGCGGTTTGAGTTTGAGGTACGGGAAAAAGACGTATCCATGAATAAAGGTCGACTATGGGAAGTACTAGAATACTGGGGTTACATGAGTTCCGAGGAAGCCCACGAACATGGCTTAGTGGATTTCGTAGATGATATAACAGGTCAGGTTCAAGTTAACCTTTGGTTATGTGGTAGTGAGATATTACGTGTTATGGTTAATCCTTTCTTACCTAAGAGATTACCTTACTTCTTAATGAACTATGAACAGAACCCTTACAACTTATACGGTATTGGTGTCCCAGAAACAATGGAAGACGCCCAGAAGATGATGAATGGTTTTGCTAGACTAGCTGTAGATAACTTAGCATTAGCAGGTAACGTTATACTAGATGTAGATGAAACTATGCTAGTTCCCGGTCAGGATATGTCGGTACACCCCGGTAAGATATTCCGTAGACAAGGTGGACAACCCGGCGCTGCTGTACATGCTATCAAGTTCCCTTCTACTGCTAATGAGAATATACAGATGATGGAACAGTTCCGTAGGCAAGCTGATGAAGCCACAGGTATCCCATCGGTTTCCCACGGTCAAACAGGCGTCAGTGGGACCGGACGTACAGCTTCTGGTCTTAACATGATACTAGAGAACGCTAGTCTTAACATTAAAACAGTGTTGAGAAACATTGATGATGATATGTTACAACCAATGGGTAAGATGTTGTTTTACTGGAATCAACAGTTCAATAGCGAGAACATACCTAAAGGTGATTTAGAAGTAATAGCCACTGGTATCCGTAGCTTCACTAAGAACGAGATTAAAGTACAAAGAATCTCAGGCCTACTACAACTAGCTGCTAACCCTGCTATCGCTCCGATGATTAAGATGTCTTATCTAGTTAGGGAGTATGTTAAGGGTTTAGATATGGATCCTAATGAAGCTATTAACGATATGGATGAAGCTAAGATATATGCACAGCTCATTGGTACCGCAGGAGGCGCTCAGGGAGCCGCAGGGGCCACAGAAGGCGCTCCAGTACCCCAAGGGCCACCCGGGACTTCAAACGCCACAGCGAACACTGAGGGCGCAGGAAACGCCGAGGGAGTATAATGGAGGTACGTAAATCACCAGCAAAAGCATTGGCTCCCTTACTCAAGGGGCCTTTGTGGTATTTAATGGAAGAATATCTGTCCGCTGAGAAGGAAAGACTCGTTCTTATATTACTAAATTGCAATGAGAGTGAGCTTAAGAAAACCCAAGGTGCTATTAGTACTCTGGATAATATTTCTAAACTACACTCACAACTTAAAACGGAAGAGAGATCATAACGAACCTCTCTACCATCAATCAAATACTAGCACCCTGAAGTAAGAGATCCTTTTGGTACCTCACACGGACGACCTAGACGGAGAATACAATGCCCCAAACAGAACCTAACGCAACACTACTAGGCAGAGCCACCCGATCAGTTAATCCTCGCCATCAGGCAGACATTGACTCAGTTGAAGCTCATGATCAAGCGCAGAAAGATCTTGCTAATCCGAACGCAACAGTAGAAACTCCCGTGGTACCTACCCACGATTGGGAGAAGCGTTACAAAGACCTACAACGTTACAAAAGTAAACAAGAGCAATCTTGGGATACTGAACGTGAACAGTTGAAGAATCAAAACGTACAGCCTTTGCTTATTCCTAAGACCCCAGAAGAAATGGCGTCCATGAGAACAGCAGATCCTGAAGGATACGCACGAATCGAAGCTATTGCAGCAAACATGGTACAGACCCAAATGGGAACATATGATACCACTTTAGCTACATTAACAAATGATTTAACATCATCCAAGATTGATAAAGCGCAACTTGAGATACGTAAGGTACACCCTGACTTCGATAGCATCATTGATGACGATCGTTTTCACCAGTGGGCCGAGCGTCAAAGTGCGGAACTTCAAAAGTGGATTTATGAAAACCCTACAGGATTTGAGCAGGCGATACAAGCTATCTCTCTGTACAAATACGAACAAGGTTTGGGTACAACACATTCAGCGCAAGCGAATCAAGTTCCTGTGAGTCCTCAAGGTGACCAGTCTACAAAGATGAATACATCACAGACATCCCCTGAGAAAGTTGATAGAAATAACCCCACATACGTATGGACCGAAAGCGAAATAAGTAGAATGCGACCAGCAGAGTTTGGTCAGTGGGAACAACATATCACTTTAGCACAGAATGAGAATCGTATTGCCTTCGGTCAATAAACTCTTATTTAAAGGATAGACAATTATGTCATATTTTAACGGCTCGGCTACTACTAACTTTAGTGCCAACAGCCCTTCAGGTAACTTTTCACCTATTATCTTCTCTCAGAAGGTATTAAACTTTTTCCGTACAGCTTCAGTTGTTGAAGGTATTACTAACAGTGATTACTTTGGTGAACTAGCGTCTTACGGTGATTCAGTCAAGATAATCCTAGAACCTGTTATCAGTGTTACATCTTATACTCGTGGCCAAGAAGTCGCTAGTGAAGCTTTAGCAGATAACGAGACTACTATTCAAATCGATAAAGCGAACAAGTTTCAGTTCCAAATTGACGACATTGAAGGTAAATTAGCTCACGTTAACTGGGAACAGATGGCTACTTCTGGTGCTACTTATGCACTTAAGAATACTTATGATAAAGAGGTTCTTACCTTTATGTCACAGGGTGCACAGGTTGCTAACATCGTTGGTGGTGCTGCTTCTCACCTTGCTGCTGCTGATGATGGCGCAGTTATTACTTTGGGCCACGGTTCAAGTGATACTGACCCTTTGAACCTTTTGTCTTTACTTAGCTTAAAGCTAGATGAAGCTGAAGTTCCTGAAGAAGGCCGCTACGCTGTAGTTTCTCCTCGCTTCATGGAATTACTTGCTCGTACAGACTCTAAATTACTTTCTACTGATTACAATCAGGGTGAAGGTGGTTTGAAGAACGGTCTTGTTATGAATGGCAAGCTACGTGGTTTCTCTTTGTATAAGACTAACAACGCTCCGCGCTTCACTCTTATGGATGTTGCAGGTAGTTCAGTAACTGCTCAAGATCAAACTAACGTAGTCAAGTACACTGGTGGTACTATTGATGACGGCGGTGTTATCGGTGATATCGTAATGGCTGGTCATATGTCTGCTGTAGCTACTGTTAGCTGCATTGATAAGATGGAGAAGATTCGTTCTGAGAAGACCTTCGCTGATATCGTACGTGGTTTACACGTATATGGTCGCGCTGTGATTAAAGATGAATCATTAGCTGTTGCTTATTGCATATACGCTGTATAAGACCCTAGGTTACTCCGGTAACCTTTAGGAACTCATTAGGGACTCAATGATCAAACGTTGGGTCCCTTTTTTCGTTAAGGAGTAAACATGTCTTATACTTATCTTGAGATATTAAACATAGGATTAAGGGAAGTAAACGAGGTGCCTTTAACATCCACTACGTTTAACAATACCCGAGGATTACAACAGTTCGCTAAAGAAGCTGTTAATAGAGCTTACTTTGATATAAGTAACCAATCAACTAAATGGCCTTGGCTTCAAACCCCAAGAGGTAACTCCCCAGAAACCGTACAACGAGAGGTTGTAGCAGGTCAGACATGGTATGATATAAATCAAGGAGGCCTAGCACTAGAAGCAGACTGGAATACTTTCCTTATGGTAGACACGGATATTACTGCTGTGAATCCTGTGAGTCCTACCATAGTACGTAACCTAGTAGAAATTACATATGACTCTTGGATAGCTAATTGCAGAACACAAGACTATTTAGCTAGTAGCCAAGGGGAACCTAAGTTTATCGTTAGACATCCTTCAGGTAAGTTTGGCTTATCTCCTGTTCCTTCTAAGAGTTACTGGTTAGAATATAATGTATCAAACACCGCTGTTAGGTTTACTTTAGGAACCGAGGTTATACCTTTTCCTGAAGAGTTCTCCACTGTTCTAATAGCAAGGGTTAAATATTACCTTTGGTTATTCAGAGAGAATCATGAACAAGCTAACTTCTCTAAAGGGGAGTATACAGAGGGTATCACCACAATGAAACGCATTCTTCTAAGCAATAAAGAAGATACGATGAGGGCAGTATAGATGGCATCAAATATGGTAACTACTACGATCCCCTGCCGTGGTGGTTTAAATCAGTCAAGTAACCTCCAAGAGTTACTGACGAAACCGGGGGAAGCCACAGTTTTACGTAACTTTGAATGTAGTATCTCCGGTGGTTACCGTAGGCTCTCAGGTTACTCCTATTTAGACTCAGTTAGTGTCCCGGGAACAGGAGATATCCAAGGTATTAAGAACTATCATGGTGGTATTATTGCTGTTAGGAATGGGGTACCTTATTTCTCTGAAGATGGTAGTTACTGGTTACAGGTTAATAAAGATATAGATAACGGGAATGAGACAGCTCTCTTGGCTGCTTCTGTTACTGCTAGGTCTAACTGTGATAGAGTTATGTTCACACAACACCAGAACGGAGCTATTGAATATCTGCTATCTACGGATGGTGTTAATGCTCCTAATATCCTAAGTATCCAAGGTACTACTAGAGCTAATTCTACTTACAGGTATAGAGAGATAGTAGAAGGGGTTTCTTTGGTAGGTGCTAAATACTGTGAGATGAATAAAGGAAACTTTGTTATCGCGGGAATGCCTAGCAATCCTTCTAGTATTTATTATAGCTCCCACGCAAGTACTGACCTCACAAGTCCTGCGGATGATGATAAAGAAGTGCCTCAAGAGAATTTCGATGGGAGTACCTCGGGTTTCATAGGTGTTGGTGATATAGTAATGGGTCTTAAGGAACACCGAGAAGCTTTATATGTGTTCTGTAAGAATAGTATCCATAAGATAGTAGGAATGGAAACTGGGGATGCATCAGTTGTTCCTATCACTGGTGACATAGGTTGCCTTGATGGTTTTACTATTCAGGAAGTAGGAGGGGACTTGCTCTTCTTGGCTCCCGACGGTATACGTACGATGGCTAAGACTGATAAACTAGATGATTTAGAACTAGGTGTTATTAGTAGGAAAGTATCTACATCTATGTTAAGTTTCTTACGTGTTCGAGATAGGTATCAATACTATGCGACTGTTGTAAGAGCTAAGAACCAATACAGATTATGGGCAATAGATAAGAACAACCTAGATAGTGCGCAACAAGGTGTTATCGCTGCGTTTACTTATGATGATACTAAAGGCTCTTTCTCTTGGGACTATAGTACTATGAGCGGGTTAGGTGTTACCTGCGTAGACAATAGCTTACATAAAGGTGTTGAGCGTATTGTGCATGGGAACCAAGGTGGTCGTGTCTGTGAGCAGGAATCAGGACATCTCTTTGGGACCTCTAGAATTGAGTATCAGTACCAAAGTCCTTATGTACACTTCGGTGACATAGGTACTCGAAAGAACATACATAAAGTTACAACCACAAGTAAACCCGAGGGTCCTGTGGAGATGGGGTTAGAAATAAAGTATGATTATCAGAAAGAAGAAGTACATCAACCTCTGATATATCCTATGATACCTCTCTCACAACCAGCTTTATTTGGAGACCCTTTAGTGGTCTTTGGTAATTCTTTTATTCTCTTTGGTACACGGGATATTCCCGACACAGGTATTTACACGGAAGGCTCAGGTTTCACTGTTAGTTTTAGGGTTGTTAGCCTTGATTTAATAGATGACCATCCTTTCGATATACAGAGCTTACAGATAGATTTAACAGGTGGAGGTAAGATATAATGTCAACCTATACAAGACAGAGTAGTTTTAGTGATGGTGATGTAATTGCCGCCAGCTTGCTTAACAACGAGTATGATGCAATAGTAGCAGAGATGCACCCTTCTACAGGACATAGACACGATGGTACCAGTGGTACTTATACTCCCTTAATAGCAGATACTACCGGGGTAACTAAGATAGCCGTAGTAGGCACAGACCCAGCAACACACCAGATTACTTTCTCGCTTAATGGTAGTGTTGTTCTTACTTGGAGTGCTGCTACTCCTGATGTACTTCTTTCTACTCCTAAAATAGAACATAATGGTGGTCCTTTAAATACCTTCTTAGATACCTTAGTAGTAACAGTAGGTGACGCTAGCACATATGCCACCGCTTCCGCTGCTTCTATGGTACGCGCTGAAGCTGCCGCACAAACAATAGGAGCGCCTACTCTGGTAGCTGATGGAGGTTCTTTTAGTATTGCTAATGGTTCTGCTGTGGCTGACGTAGTTTTCCTAGGGGATGGGACGTTAAACCTTCCTACAACATTGGTCCAAGGTAGACGTTTTACTACTAGGTTATCTTTCAGTGCTGCTAGTACCAAGGTATTAACCATAGCAAACCCTTCTTACTCTTTAATAGGAGATAAGCTAACGGTAGCTGCTGGTACTGATTTACTACTAGCGCCCGGTGAACTAGTGATACTAGAGTCTATATCTACTACCCAACTGGAGATTATATAATGCCGGGATTAAGATTACCTCTAGTAGAGAAGAAGGGAGGGAGCGTGGGATTACCTGTGAACTCCTGTACTCCTATAAATATTACTGCTACTTCCTTCTTAACGGATGAAGGGTCGGTATGGTTACGTACTGGGGTTGTTAGTGATACACCTTTACTATATCCTTTAGCTACTACCTTTATTAATAACTGGTCAGATCAAGTGTTAGAATATGATTTAAGCCCTCTGGTTAATGGGGGAGATATTACTTGGGACGGCACTAACTGGTGGCATTTGGATGATACGAATCAAGATTTTGTTCAGTATAATGCAAGCTTTGTTTTAACGGGGGTTACCAAAGGCTACTCTGCGCAGAGATCTTCCACATGGAGTGCCTTCTGTAATGATGGTACTCATCTGTACGCAGCGGAGAAGAACTACAACGGAAGAGTATACACATATAATATTTCAACCTTAACTCATGTAGATGATAACCTACTTTCTAGTTCTCTGCTTTCTAGTGTACACGCTATTTGCTGGGACGGTACTTACTTTTATGCCGTAGGTAACCACAGTGATGACGGAAACGCTAGTTCTTGGGTAGTTCAATATACAGCCGATTGGGTAGCCACAGGTGTTAGGTGGAGTGATGCACACGCCAACTCAGGTACCCAATGTAGAGGGATATCCTATAACCCTAAAGATGGTAATTTATATATGGCTACCTCGGGAACCAAAGTAAATATATGGACTACTACTGGAGTCTACGTAGGTACTCATGATATGACAGGAACAGTTTCAGGTAATATATATGGTTTAGAGATTAAAGATGAACTAATACACGCTGGTTCAAGTTCTAATGATATAATTTCTACAGCGGTTTCTGTGGATTACGTAGGAAACGCTGTCGCTAAGGCTGACGAGAATGGTGTTCCTATCTTTACGAGGATTAAATAATGCCATCAGTATCTCTTTCCAGTTTAGAAGGAGGAGGAACTAGTAGTTTACCTATTGCTTCCCTTGTTCCTTTTAATAGCAATGAATCACTTATAATAACCCCTGATGGACATCATTGGTTAAGGACGGGACATGTAACTGATGATACAACTACGTATACTTTGTTCACTCCTTTCACACAATCTCCTATAGTTGCCCAAGTCATAGGGGAACCTATAGCTAAAGTACAGTATGGGTTTCCTCTGTACATGAGGATTAAATAATGACTATACATATTGTGGATAATCCCTTGGTAACATTGGCACCTGTTTCTAAACCTAATGAAATGAGAATGCCCCTTATTCAGTGTGCCCCCGGAAGCTTACGGAGAAAAATTGCCGTGAGTGTAACCTCGGCTTCTGCTATTTCTAGTTTCTGGGGTGGAATAACTGGTGGTCCTAATGAGTACTCGACAGAAGGTTTTTACTATAAAAGATGGACGGGTTCTAGCCAGAATTTAGTTGTGGATTTACAAGGGCAAGGGGGCATCGTCACTCATATTATGACGCCTCAAATAAATGGGGATTCTATAGTAAAATTAACAATGGTAATCGATGGTGTTAAGACGTATGCTGAGTATAGTATAGAAGGAGGCTTACGAATGTGTATGGGGGGTTTCAGACACGGAACACTTCCTTATAGTTCTAGTACGGTTAATAGAACCACGGAATTTGGTAGTTATGCTGACCATGGCTGGGCCGCTTCTGGTGCTACCGAGAGCCTATGTATGTCCCCTGTACAGACAGTAACTGAAGGGATAGGAATCCCCTTTAAGGAAAGCTTATACATTGACTTAAATCCCGTGAGCGCTACATATTCAGGTTATATTACGTCCAATGTTTACCGTTATAATGGGCTGATTACTATTATGCGCCAGCCCTCGCAATAAGGATAATTAAATGTCATTAATAATTAAAAATACTATAACATTACCAGAAAGTCTTGCTACTCTACCGGGATATACCTTTCCTGTTAAGACTGGACAATCGAGTGATATACACATAAAAAGGTCAGATACTCTTACTTCCACAGCCGCAGATTCCTCTCTCTTCTCCTTTTGCTTTGCCACTACTAACGGTATAGGGGAATATATAAAAGGAGCTTATTTGGCTGTAAATACTACTAATAAGACTACTATAGTAGAGACCACAGGGTCAGGTACCTTAACACATGTTCTCTCACCTTCTGTGGCTAATGGAGGTGATTATATCTCGGTATGGGTAACTGTGGATGGGAAGGAGACCGAGTGGTACTATCGCTTATCTACGAATAGGCGTATTATTTTAGGTGGCTTTCAGGGCATACCACAGGCCCCTATAACATTAGCTGGTGTTAATGATCAAGGAGGTATAGGGAGTTCAGCAGATGGGGGCTATAATAATGTTATCTTATTGGTTAACCCTTATCAAGCTAAATACATGAATATAGGTATTCCTTTTGCTACTTCTCTTAAAGTAGAGGTACAAATGCATACCACAGCAAATAACACAACTATTGAAAATAATGCAGGAGTAACATATGTCCTTAACTAGAGTACTAAAACGAGGTGGGGTCCCTTATATATATGACCCTGAGAACACGAAGTTAACTGAAGAAGAATCTTCTTTGCCCCAAGAAGGTGATTGGATAGAAGTAACTAACGGTAACTCCCTAAGTATGTATGAATGGCATGAACCCGTGGAACCAGTGGTATACGTAGCACCTAAGATACGTGTAATAACTAAACGTGCATTCATGCATAGGTTATTCCTAGTAGAACGCGTGGCTATTCGTAAGAGTACGGACGACATCATAATTGATATACATGAAGACCTTAAGTTATCTTCTAGTGTTGATTTAGATTTAAAAGATGTTAAGGAGGCCTTGCTTATTTTTGTAGATGCTGGTATACTGGTGGCATCCCGCATCGCAGTACTATTAAAAGATGGTACTCTAGCTGAAGAATTTAAAGGTTTTTAAGGAGACTCATTAATGGCTACTACACAACTAGGGGTTACCGAGGAACCTGTGGACAACTCCGCAGAAGTTCTAACCCCACAAACTATGGATTTACCTTTAGTTGCTGCTAACGCTGCGGTTACCGAGGTACCCGAGGAAACTGGAGAAACCCCGGTAGTTACTCCTGTTACTAACAACCCCGTTGAAACCCCCGTTGAAACCCCCGTTGAAACCCCCGCTATAACTGAAGTAACTCCTTCTTTTGTATCTGAGGACCTTGCTGAGAGTTACACAGGTAGAGGTGGCGTTAAAGGAAACAACACTTACTTGGCTGAGGATGCTACTTTCCAAGGTCCTTTAACTACGGAACAAGCACTGGCTGATATAGAAGCTACTAAAGCTGCTGTTGAAACTGCTAAACTAGAGTATGAAGAGCTTAGGAAAGCTAGGAAAGAAGAAACGGAAAGAGTCCGTCAGATAATGAATAGTAATGTTGAAGATCCAAATGCTTTCTTAGAGGACGCAGGATTACTTCAACAGTATACTTTAGATAACAGTTTTATTAAGGATGCTCAGGGAAACATCTTATACAAAAAAGGAACTGATGGTAAGCCTATATTAGATTCTAATGGTAACAAAGTCCCTGAAGGAGAAGATGTAAGTCTTTCAATGGACCCTAGGTACTACCAACTAGAAGCTTCTAATGCTGCTGCGTTAGTTAAAGCGGGTACCATTACAGCAGGGGAAGCTACACAGGCTGCTGTTAGTAACTTTGAAGGCACAGTACAGACTATTAGTGGTCTTGCACAGAACCTAGCTAAAGTAGCTGCGTTGGAACCCATGAAAGCTGCTAGTATGTCTAGTAAACTTAATTCTATGCTAGATGGTATGGAAGAAGGTGTTATCCCTCTCTGGGCAAGACCAGCGGTTACCAAGGTTGAACAGGCCCTAGCTGGTAGGGGTTTAAGTGCTTCTAGTATTGGTAGGGATTCGCTGTTTAATGCTATCATCCAAGCTGCAATGCCTATAGCGCAACAAGATGCTGCTTTTGAGCAAGATGCTAATAAGACTGTTTATACTTCTAAAGTACAAGCTATATTTGAAGATACTAAGATTGAATTTGCTAGTGCCCAGTTTAACGCTAAGAGTGCTAATGACTCAGCCCAGTTTAAAGCCCAGTTAGAAACTCAGGTAGCCCTACAGAATGCTGCTCGTTCAGATACTATGGCACAGTTTAACGCTGATAGTCTTAACAAGGGTGAACAGTTTAATGCAAGTGAAGGTAACCGTATGGCTCAGTTCAATGCGACTATGGAAACCCAGCGTGATCAGTTCAACAAAACTATGGATGCTAAGATAGATAGTGCTTCGGTAAACTGGCGTAGAGGTATGAACTCACAGAATACCGCTGGTATCAATGCTGTTAATCAAGCTAATACTCAACAGGCGTTTAACCTGAGTAACCAAGCGTTAAGTAATCTATGGCAAGAACAAAGAGATCTAGCTCATTGGATGTTTCAAGCGGATGAGAAGGAGAAGGATAGACGGGCGCAAATAGAAGCAACCGTGTTAGCTAGAGAATCTTCTACTGCTAGTGAGATAGGTGGTTTTATAGAAGGTCTAGACTTTGACTTCAATGATATTAAAACAGGTGTTACTGATGCTTGGGATTGGGTAGACCAAACCTTCCTTGGTGGTCTTTAATAATGAGGAATGAATAATGGGATTTTTAAGTAAGTTAGCTAAGGGCCTCAAGGGGGCTGTTAAGAAAGTTGCTAAGGGAGTTAAGAAAGTTGCTAAAGGTTTAGTCACTTCTTTACCCGGTGGACAGAAACTGTGGAAAGCTGGAGGGAAGCTAGGGACCAAGGTAATGAAAGGCATTGCCAAGGTGACTGCTAAACTAGGCCCTGTGGGGATGGTAGCAGTAAGTGCGTTACTTTCAGCAACAGGAGTAGGAGCAGCTCTTGCTGGTTATATGTCGAGTATGTGGGCAGGTTTTGGTGCTGCCAGTGCTGCTGCTGCTGCGAGTACAAACGTTTTAATGTCAGCTTTAGGAACTGCTGGTTCTGGTTTGTTTGCCGCAGGTAATTTTGCCGCAGGTACTCTGGGCGCTTTAGGAAACGCTATAACCGATGGAGCTGCTCAATTAGCCCAAGGTAACTTTAGCGCTGCTGCAAGTTCTTTCGGTACTAACTTAGGTTCTGCGTTAAGTGGGGAAGCTGGGATGGCTAGTGTTAATGCTGCCGCTGCTACTGCTGCACAGTCTGCTGGTACTTTACTTGGGGATCCTTCGATAATGGGGAACACCTTTAGCCCTACTGATATGGGACTTGAGTCTGCTGCTTCTGTAGATAATTTTGGTAAGGTGGGAGAAAACCTCCTTGGTAATAATATGACGCTTGACCCTAATGCTGTGGGTAACATAGGAAACGTGGGTTCTGATTTAGGTAATACTTTATCAAACACAGGTCCTCAGTTTGCCACAATAGAT